CTAACTTTTTCCATCCTTGTACCCTTCTATGTATAAAGCCTTGAATACTAATTCGGATATTTCGTTGTTCAATTTATCGTATACTTCCAGAAGTTTTAGCTTATCTTCGTCACATAAATCACCGGCTATCCGCTTTCTGATTTCAATTAATTGATTCTGAAGTTCCATATAACTTATATTTAGACATTCTCTGTTGCATACGGAAGTGATTCTGCCTTCTATGATACTATCAATTAATTTACCCCTGCTTTGGTTTCCCATCAGCCTTTTACCTCCAATTTAATTAGTACTCGCACTTATTCCTTGTCATAAACAGAACATATGTTCTTATTTATATAGTATAATACTCTTCTTAGTTTCATTCAACCCCTTTTCCATTGTTTATTTATAAATACAATTATGGTAAACTCTGTTACGCTTTGTTTAGCTTTACTGCAAAGAAGAAGGAAACCGCCATTGTAGTCAAAGGTACTATTTCCTTGGCCTCCAGCTTTCCTGTAACAATGCATCCTATCAATGCTCCTACCAGAACAAAAGTAACTATTGTTTTTACATCAATCAGCTTTGCTATTTTCTCTTTCATAGCCGTTCTCCTTTCATTCTCTCAACTATATTCATTACGAAATCAGGGAAATATTGCTCTGTTTTAAGCCTTTCCAACCATATGTCAGGATTTTTCTGAGTAGCCCCAACAGTTTCCTCTGCCGACTCAAAGTTATTGCCAAGGAGCTTTTGACATATTTTCAGCATTTCTTGTGCCTTTCTTTTGGTTTTGGGGCCTGCAATCCCGTCTATAACAAGTCCCGTCACAGCTTGAAACTCTTTTACTGTCATTTCTTTTTTCACTCCTTTGAAAACGCTGTCCCTTATTGCTTCTTTTTGAGACAAACTTAGCCCATTGTGTTCCAATAGCTGAACATGCCATGGTTCATAGCTCATGGGCTTTACAAGTCCGTATTTTTTCAGTTCTTCATTTCCAAGCAACTTAAACCAACTGTCGCAGATGTCCATTGCTATACAAAAGCAATGATTGCTTTTTCCGTATGCAGCCGCAAGGCACTCTCCGTTTTTACTGTATACGGAGCCGTCTTCTCTCTGTCGGCTGCCATAATTATCTGCCAAGACCTCTTTTGATATTATCTTCTGCTTCTCAACACTCCTGTAGCCGGAGGTACAGAGACAATCCCGTCCCTTTGCAATACACAATATATTCACAGCGTTTATTAGTTTTGGATATACACAGGTTTCGTCCTGGTACTTAAACTTTACACAAGGCATCTTATCTCATCTCACTTTCCCGAAAATTTTAAAGCCCCTACTATGGCCCCGATTACTGTTATTGCCGTAGTAAGTGCCTTGATAAGCTCCAGTACAATTGGAGACCATGTTTTGGTTTCTCCTTCGTTCCTCTTTTTGATATCTGTTTTTATTTCCGTCAAATCCTCTTTTATTTCCTTAACGTACACTTTTGTCTCGGCGTGGTTTTGCTCCAGCGTTCTGATTCTCTCCTCATTTATACAACGATAGCCACACTCTCCGGTCATTGGCACGCCTCCTTTTAACTTTAAAGTAAAGAGGACTACCCATTTCTGAGTAGTCCTCTTGGTGCATAATATTATCCTTTTATTCATTTAATGGTGGAGTTTCTGGATGATTTATTTTATACAAATATTGCAACCATAAATGTCCTATCTCTAATGGCTCAAGTGTTTCATTAACTGGATTAAATTCCGCAGCAGTATTCATAATTGTGATTAAAGTTGAAGGAAATTCAATCCAATCAATATTTAATGTTTCTGGATTAGAAAACAACAACACATTCGGTTCTCTTTTTATATCCTCTCTATTTTCTAAAACCCATTCGGCAGAAATTTCATTTATTGGTGATATTCTATCCCATATTGTAACTATCATATTAACTTCCATTTTTTATACTCTCCTTTATTAATAAAAATAGGCAAATGTATTAGGAGTTATAGATGGATAATTATAACCACCAAACCAATACAATTTATTATTGACTAAAGCAATACTACCACACGATTTTTGGGAAGGCGGTATTAAATGAACACTATAACTATTTAATGTAATATCATAATTATAAAGTATTGTTGACATTGCATAGCTGTATTTACTTCCTCCTCCTACTAAAATATTGTTGCTATCTTTTATAATAGCTGAAAAATAAATCCATGAATCATTAGAAAACATTGAAGCAAGTTGTGTCCACGTATTTGTAGTACAATTATAAACATAAGTTTTTGTTGCACCACTGTATACATTTGTTCCAAAGCAATAAATAGAATTATTATTAGGATTATATACCATACCAGAGTAAGCAAGAAAAACGGGGGCATGACCTTTAATAGTTACTGTATCTAATGATTTATTATATAACCACACTTCATAAGAATTGTCGCCACCAATATTATAAAAAGTGTTTTCATCAGACATAACCCATCGACAAGAAGGTCCTTTCATAGTAGGGGTTTTAGCAGTAATATTTGACCATGTTTTTGCAATTGTATCATATATATAAATAATATCAGTAGTGGAAGTTGGTTGACTATTTGTATACCAATAAATTTTATGATTAAAAACACCCAACACATAAGAATGATATACTATAGGTACGGGGGGCGGGTGTTTCATCGCTCCAAACATTGGTTGTTGGGTTATACATTTTTGTTTTTAAAGTTTCACTCATAGAAAAAGTAGCTATGTAATATAACTTTTCGTCGCATACACATGAGCCAATATCTTTCCAAAATGTAGTTGTTTCATAGTCAGCACAATTATACCATTGCCCATGCGGGTTCCACCATCCTTCCTCTGGAATATCCAACGTCCCGACTTCCAATCCATTTTCAGTTCCAAATGTAAATCCTTTTAATACTTTAGGTGCTGTTACATTTCCGTATTCACCCCCTTCACCCAATAACTGAAAATTTTCCCCGTCCCGTATGAAAGAATAAATCCCTGCCTTTGGTTTAAAATCTTCGCCACTGGGTTTTTTTAAGCTTCTCGCTAATTCATCGGATGAAATACTCAAAGTGGCTGGTCCTGTGGCAATAGCATTAAATTTAACGCTGAATTTCGAACCATCTGAAATAGTTTTTTCGCTATCAATTGTGTATGTATTACCGTTGTTAACTGTGGTACCCAAATGCGGGACATGACTCTGTGTATCCCCCACATGCCCCTCCAACTCCGTCTCAACCCTCTTAATCTGTGTATCAATAATATCCATATTCCCGTTGTGATCCTCTATGTTATAGAAGTCCTCCTGGGATGGCTTTTTCAAATTATAGTTAGCCGTATTTACTGCCATAATTAAAACACCTCGCTTCTTAATTGTTCATGTGTATATTTTCTTAAATGTGCATGTTTATAGCTGCCCAAAGCCGCGTTTTGCTTGTAAAGCAAGTTCAAATCAATGCAGATGTTCACCGGCACAATTCTCTTTAGCAGTTTTTCCACCTCGGCAAGCATGGACTTGGCCGCCAGCGCCACCCTTACAATGAGCTTGTACTCATTGTTCATTAACTCCAGTGAGTAGCCGGACTCACCGCACAGCGTCTCCAACTGCTGTGCAAGTTTCTTGTAAGTGTAAGGCAGCTTTTCATTAAGTCTGGTCAGAATCCTGAATTTTCTCAATTCAAGGCTATCGGAGCCTTTTGGATTTATATTCAGTATAGCTTCCCAACGTTTTACCCCGTCTTCCGTGGCATCTTCTATAAACTGCTCCTTCATTACATTGTCAAGCCTGCCCCAAAGGGCAAGAATTTCAGGATTTTCAGCAGCAGCAAGCTCTTGGAATTCCCTGAAATCCTGTAAAAACTCCGGCAAATAGTTCAGCATATTGATTTCTCTATCCAATAACATCACCCCTGACCGGAACAGCATCTTTGTCAAGCATCAGATTCTGCTCTAAACCATTGATTTTCGTTCCCGATATGTCCAGAATGCCCTCAACCTCCAGCAGACGGGTTTCAATCTGGCTTATTCTGACTATGAGGTTATCACTGTCAGCCCACTCTTTGCTCAGCTCATTGAAATAATTATCAATAACCGAGTATACATAGCCCTTTACATCCTCCCAAGTCCAGCCTTTACGGTAGGTCAGGTTCAATGTTATGTCAACCCTAGTTTCCGCAACTCCTGTAACCGTAACTATATGCCCGATAGGTGCAAACCCTACCCCATCGCCTTGGCTGTTCAAAGGATCTATCTTAGTTTGAAGCTTGTCAATCAAGTCACTTGAAGGCTTTTGAAACTGGGAGCTAATAACCACCAGTTTAACAGTACCCCCTCCATTCCAAGCAGGATAAACCTTAATACCTCCAACCCCTTGAAGCTGATTAACCTTTTCCTTATAGTCGGACATATTGCCCCCAAAAGCTTGTGAATCCAAGGTAGCAAAATATCTGGCTCTTAGCTGTTCCGTATCCTCCTCATCTTCTCCGGAAATAAGAAGTTCGGTAATTTCCGCTTTTGTCAATCCCTCAATATAGTCCACGGGAATCAACAAACCAAAATACCTGTTTCCTTCAGCTCCTGCAGTTTCACACATGAGTTTGAACTCACACTCATTTATTTTTTCAGCAACAACATAATTAAGATTTCCCAGTGAGAACCTTGAACCCAGCGGAACATTAATATTAAACACACCTTTTAAAATGGCATTGGTAGCTTCAGCAGGTGTTACTCCACGCTCTGCAGCCCTTTTGATTAAAAAATCCCTTGACGCTGAATCGGCAAAGGTTTCATTCAAAATTACATCTGCTTCAATATACATTTGTGCCAGTTCGGCAGCAGCCGGAGCCAACGCATCAAAAATAACCGAGCCCTCACGCTTGTCAATTGTGTCGGGGACCCTATCCAACATCCTTTTTAAAAGCACCTCATAGGTTACAATTTCGTACATTTAAACCATCACCGCCTTTTCAATATCAACATTACCTTCAGTAGTGTATGCAGTAAACTTAACCAAAACCTGACGTTTGTCAGACTCAAAAGAGAAGTCTCCCAAATCTTTAATCCTGTCATCCTCCTGCAAAGCCTCTCGTATTCTGTTTTCTATTTCTGAATAAACCAATACAGCCGCTTCACCAAAAAGGTCTGTTAATTCAATCCCATAATCCCAGTCATAAATCAGATATTGGAATTTCTGGGTATTAAGAATTTTATAAATTGCCTGTTTAACCGCCTCAACCCCGTCAATGAAGCCCCCTATTCTCATTTCCTCAAGATTCATTTTATAGGTATATCCCGGCTGCTGACGGATTTCAAAATCAGGCTGTAAATCATCATTTAAAGTTGGAATCATTTCTTCACCGCCTTATCAAGAACAAGGTATTTTTGTCCCCCCTGAAACTGAATCATTATTACACTCTCACCCTCTGCTAATCCGTTGTGAACCGTAAATGTCTTTTTTCCTCCCAGCTCATCTGTCAATTCCATCACGTGCTCCTTTACATTGTTGGTCAATATCAAATGAGCCTCCTTTAAAATCAGCTTTTGGTCAATACTGATTGCAAGAGGAGCGACACTCAGAACATTTCCGAAAACAACGTTTGTAGGTTTTGAATCATTCACCGCAGCTATTGCCGCCAGCTTGATAATTTCAACCATATTAGGCAACAAAATCACCGCCCTTCAAAGTGATGTCCATATAATGCTCATTACTCTTAAAGGTATGCTTCACAGTTTCCACAAGCATGTAATTCTGAACCTTTATATCTCCAAGCTCCAACCAGACGGGAATAAGGCAACCACCTCTGACCCTAATATCTCCTATGGCGTTGGAAACGGAAAGATTTCGGGTTTTCTTGTTGTATAGCTTTAGAAGCCCGTCAGCTTTGGCTTTAGCATTGGTATTTTGATTAACTTTCTCGTAATACTGAAGAAGTCCCCACGCAGCTATGTTATTACTGTCTATGGCCTCATAGATTTCACGTTTCTTTGTTTTATCATTATCGTAGGCCAATTTTATGAAGTTGTAAGTATTTGAGTCAATAGACGAGGTGTAATCAAAATCCTCAGCTGTACTCTTTTCAATCAGCACATCAAGCTTCAAGGAATCAATACTTTTAAGACTAATAGCACCGAAGTCATCAAACAGAACATACATCTTATTCCTGTTCTGCAATGTAATATCAAGAGCACTCTGAATCATATCCATAAGTGTCTTATTATCCTCCACCCTAGTAGCTATTACATAACCCGTATCTTCGATAGCTCCCGTTAACAGTTTAAATTTACCTGCCAGTTCTTTTATTATCTGGCTTGCGGTACGATTTTCAAATACCTGTGTATCCTTATTTTTGAGATACCTCAGCTGGTCATATGCAGTAACCTTTATAATCTGGTCGCTGCTGCGCTTTTTAGTGAAAACATAGCCCTTGAAAACATTTTTATTGTCTACCATCAGTTGCACTAAGTTACCTTCCTGAAAGCTTATAATTTCATCTTTAACCACTGAAAATTCCAGCTTCCCGGGGACACCTTTTCTGGAAGTCTCCCATGTAATTTCATCCTCAATGCAAGGCTGATACATTGTAGAACCGTTCTGAATCTTTAATTCAACCAAGCTTAATCACCTGCCCTACTCTGATAAGGTTAGGATTTTTGATTCCGTTTAGTTTGGCTATCTGAGGATATTTTGAGCCATCGCCCAGATATTTTTTGCATATGCCCCAGAGGGTGTCTCCCTTTTTGACTTTATAGGATTTAGGTTTGACAGGAGTGGATTTTTTAGTCCCTCCTTTTGGTTTAATACCTTCTACCGGATATTTTATTGCGGTACATTGCCTATACTGTTTGAGGGTCATAGCCACGGTATAATCAAGGCCATTTTCAGCAGCCTCTGTTATGCTGTAATCTTCAAGAGAAACCAAAGTATTTGTTATTTTACGTACAAATTTATTTTTAAAGGATATCTCTTCTTCAATATATAGCTTAAACGGCTTACAATCCGTTTTTAACCGACTGAAATGGTCCAAATAGTATTTGGGATTTACAAAACTCTTATCAGGGTAGTCTGCAAAAGGGTAGTTCACCTGAGGAATTAGTAATTCAAAGGAAAATTCCGTCAAGCCCGGAACCTTTAATATACTTGCCTCACTTCCGTCAATCAGGTTAACAGTCTTATTCTGATTCTTGATTTTTGTTTCAAACTTTGAAGGGGCAACAGGCATCTGAACCCCTCCCAGCCATATTTTATAAGGCATTAGCTATACACCCCCTCTGCTGCAACCGACATGGTTTCATAAACCTTCTGCTCCATATATGAAACAATCCCATCCAAATCAAGTTTGCTGTTTACATTGTTATGATTAGTCATGTCCACCTTGATTTCCGCAGTAGTAAATTTATTCACTACCTCCTGTTCGGCTATATCTCTCATGTACTTTAAGTCCTCTTCGGAAACTTGCATTGAATCCTTCATAGCCCCAGTGTTAGCAGCGGTATTGGCAATATGATTTTTCATATCGCTGTCTGCAACACCGGCGGTCTTAGTAGCAGCAGAATTTGTTAATGACTTGTATCCCGGTACATTAAATTTTGGATCTGATTTTTCCTTTTTAGCTTTAGCCATTGCAATATCAATGTTTGCTTGTCTCTTTTGCATATCTGTACCCATCTGGACTTGACGGTTAAATATATCAGCATCATGCTGCTGCTTTATTGAGTCTATTTTCTGCTTGTACTGCTCCAAATCTGCCTCTCTGGCTGTCTTTTCAGCTTCATTCTGGATTTTCGCCTGTGTTCCGAAGTTAACACGACTAATAGCTTCAATAGATACTCCCGGGAGATTATTCAGTAATCCAATAAACTTGTTGATAATATCAACTGCTCCGTTTACCATGTCTTGCAAAATGGTGAGCACACCCACCTTCATATCTCCCATGAAATTCTGAATGCCAACCCCTGCCGACTTCATCCCCAGCATCATCAAATTCCAGAGATCAATAACCCAGTACACACCAGTAAAAAATGAAATTTTCAGAGCATCCCACAAAATGAGCATAGCATTAACCACAATCATCCAAGCAACATGAATACCTCCTACAGACTGAATCCAACTATAAATAAGGCCTATTATTACTCCTATTACCAATGCAATCCAAAACAATGGAGAAGTGAACAAGGATGCATTTAATCCATCCTGTGCTATTTTCTGCATAGTTGTAGCTATAGTGGAAATACCAAGCCCTATGGCATAAGCACCCACTGCCGCAGCAATCCCCCAGAAAACAGGTGCAATGGAAGCCCAGTTGTTATAAATCCATGTAGCAGCGTTTGCTATTGCTGCCATAACGGGAATAAATGCTTCAAAGAGAATATTTTTAATAGTTGTTCCAATCTGCTGGAAGGTTGCGGGCATAGTGGCAAACCTTGCCTTAATTTGGTCCGAAGAGCTTAAAACAGAGTTTTTCAAAACCTCTGCCGAAACTCCGTTACCTGAAATGAGCTGCTGTTGAGATTGTCCCGTGTATTTTGAAACTGCCTGCCCCAGTGCAGGTGCATTTTGGAAAACAGACGCCATGTCCTCTCCCTTTAATTTTCCTGAAACAATTGCATCGGTTATTTTATCAATGCCCTTTGTTGCTTCACCCGACTCAGCTCCCGCAAAAGACTTATTCATTAGTTCGGTAAACCCAAGGATTTCATTATTATCTTTAAATTTACCCTTAGCTGAAAGCCCCAGCTTTGATACAGTTGCAGCAGTTCTATCATAGCCGCTTCTTGAATTATTGGCAGCAGAATAAACTTGATGCTGTAATTCTCCTGCGCTTTGACCTTTATCAGTCATCTGTGAAAGTCTGGCATTTTGATTTGAATATTTATCAACCATAGCCATACCTTCCTTAATCTTAGGTAAAAACCCTTTAACCTTTGCCGCCACGTCAGAAAAAGTAAGCTTCTTCTTTTGTTCCTCAGTCTTCTCTTTTAAATTTTCAATGGATTTACCAATAGCATCAATTGATTCCTTGACTTGACTTTGAGCTCCGTAAAATTCCCTTGACATTATTCTTGCCACATTTATAACTTCTCTGAAGCCACTCATATTAAAGGGTTTTTTAAACTGATTCTGAAGTTCCTGCGTTTTATCAATTATTTCTATCACAGGCTTTACCACCGTACTTAGTGCAGTTGTAGTCCCAGACGTCAATTGTAGTGCATTTGCTACTGTAGCCATTTATATCACCACCTTTATGAAAAAGGGGTTACCGCAAAATTAAGCTTATCTTCTTTAACCTGTACTAAGGAGTATAAATTGTATCAATGGAAGCTTGGTTAATGATATTTGCAGTTGTTTCTCGGCGAACACGGATATTTTACCGGAAAACCTTCACGATGAAGGTTTTAGCGACACAATGAATCATGGACGATGAATGTGAGCGACGGTAAAATATCCTATGATGAGCCGCTAGAAACTCTTGCAAATATCTTGGAAGCAATCATTGATACAACTTTATACGGGAGTACAGGTGTTAAAATAAAAAGACTTTCTGTTTTGCCACAACCCCTTTTATTTTTAGTTACCTCTTTTTTGGTCTTGTTTTTGTTGATTTCCTTTTTATCGTTTTCAATCTTAATCTGAATAGCCGCAGTTATAAAGGCCCTTTCTTCTCTTGGAAGCTTCAAAAACTCACCGGGTGTTATATGAAATTTGTGAAGGCAATAGTATGCAATATTAGCATCACTATCGCCTTCGTTAATTAGTTTTTTGCTTCGTCTACCATGTCTTCCATAGTAACGTCAAAACCGTTAATCTCTTGGATTTTAGCCAGATAATCTGCATATTCTCCCGGCTTTAGCATGGTTTTAAGAAGAATGTCCTCACCCATACAGCCATAGCTGTTCTGCAACTCAGCATTATGTAAATCAGGAAAAACAGTACATCTTGCAGCCAACTTCCCGAGGTAGGCATTGTAGTCGGTTTCGGGAGTATACTGATTTTTCTTTCCCGGTATCTGCACCTTGCGAGTACATGCCTTTCTGATGGCTTCATCCTCTTCCGAAGTAATAGAGCAGATTTCCCACTCCACTGGCGCCCCGTTTTCATCTACAAACCTCTTTGATGCAGCATACTTTACATTCTCATTATCTAATACATTCTGCCTTAAAAAAGAACTTAATCCGCTCATATTAGTAACACCCTTTCCTTATTTAACATTCCATTCCCGGAAGTATTGAGAATTTTTCGTGAATTTCAAAATCTTCAAAAGTAAAGTCCATATCTTCATCCAGAAATTCCGCATCTGCATCGAACTTTGTAAGTATTCCGCCGTCAACATTACAGCCCTTTAAAATAACAGTCTGCCTTGCTGCACTGGAACTCGAGTCCTCATTTGTTACCTGAATATCAAAATAGATATCCTCTCCCGTATCCTTGTATCTTGCCAGCAAATCTCTGAAAATAGAGGTATTGTAATGGAAAGAGGCAGAGCCTGTTCCCTTCCAGCCCGTAGCCTTGTTACCCTTTCCGGTTCTGCCAAGAATAGGTACTTCACTCTTGGTTTTTTCAACCTTTGCTTCAAGTTTTATAGCCTGCATAAAATTATATCTTTTATCCCCAATAGTAACGTAACACTCTGCTAAAGATGCATTTAAAACATCCTTTCCATTCATACTCTGCATATTCATCCGCTCCTTTTTTATTATTGTACAACCGTAGTCATATAAAGCTGTTCCATAGAATTCATAATGGTAACAGAATCCTGAATTACAATTGCCCTTTTGCTCTCTCCCTTTGCAATAACAACATCTTCAGGCTTAAAGTTTTCTATAGCCCTTATGCTTTGAAGCTCCTGATGGTGCTTTACAACGTCATTCCAGAAGGAAATTCTTCCGGCTGCGTCATTTGGAACATTGCCGTTGTACTTAGTGTTAAACAAAACAGCAATATCGTTTGCAATCTGGTCAAGAACCCTGATTGTCTGATTTCTTCCAAAATCGCTGTTCTTGTCATCGGTATAAGCTACAAAGCTGTTGATATCCTCAAGTATACGAATATCATCCCCAACCCTGTGAAGTATAAATTTACCTTCTGAAACAGCAGCTTCAAGCTCGCTTTGTCTGAAATCGGCATTCACGGTAAACTCACCGTCATACACCTTGTTTGTGTTACTCTTGTTAACAGGACAGCCCGCTGACATACCTGTTACCCAGTAAACTAATTCTGACGGTGCATTTTCTCCTGCAGCCTCGTTCTGGACATTGATAATACCTTCATAATCTGATGGTGTTCTGTAAAGAACAGTCTGGAATTTAACTCCCGACTCATCCCTCATTCTTTTTGTGAACTCAACAAAAATCTCAGTTACCTCCGGAGATGTCTCCAGACATCCAAGAGTGTTGAAGGAATAGGATTCAATTTTGTCCAGAAAACTTTGATAGTCCTCAACAGCAGCATTTGCGCCGTTGGTTCCTCCAATGAGCTGTATTCCGCTTGTTAATGCAATTTCACCCACAATAAAATCAACAAAATCATTTGGAATTAATTCAGCCATGCTTGAAACCGTCTGGGAATCAACTCTCGTTAATCCCAAAAATGTCTGTACATCAAACTTGCCTGCATCGTTGCCATGCTGTGTAATAACAATTTTGATATCATTTCCCCTTACTCCGGCATATTTTGCAGTAGCATATTTACATGCGGCCTTTTGCCCTTTATTGAGTTTGTAGAAATATCCTGCTCTTATGTGCCTGAACAAATCTCTCAGACCCTTTAATTTTTCATCCTTGAATTCATAACCGAAAAGCTTCAGGGAATTCTTCTGAAAGCTATCTGCTTCAACTTTGAAAACCTCTCCGTCAACGCCCCAGTCAAGAACCAGCGGCATTGCAGCATACCCCCTTTCGCTAAGAGTTGCGGTTGCCCTTGATGTGCTTACAAAATTAATGTAGCTTCCGGGTAAAACCTTGTTTTGCTTTAAAAAAGTGCCTCCTCCAAGTGCCATGTAATTCACCTTTCCTTTCAAAAATTTTGTTTATTTAATATCAACCGTATCAAAGAATTGAATATATAAAGCTGCTCCTTTGAAAAGGTTGGTATTTCTGAAATTGATGCTTTGCTATTCCTTTTTAAGTCCGCCTTCCACAGCTATATTTTCCATAGGCTCCTCTGACTGTGTTTCCTTATAAACATAGAAATTGTAATTTACGTAAAAAAGCAGTACACCCTCAACAACCTCACAACTCATTTTGGAGCCTCTGAACATGTCAGCTTCCATAAAAACAGACTCCAGTGTGTCGTATAAACGGTCAGCAACCTGACAAATTTCTGTATTTTTGTTTACCTTTGAAGGACAATACTTAATAGTGAAACGCTGCTCTCTGTAGTATCTCTTGCCTGTTATCTGTTTCTGACTGAAATTATTAAGAGAAACAAAAAAGCAAGGTGCTGTCAGCCCCTGCTCTGCCTCTTCTTTGTATACTGCAATAGAATTTCCGAAATCCCGGGTTAACTTAGCTGCAATTGCATCAATCACTTCAATAAGAATAAAAATCCCTCCTTTACTGTTTGAATCATAATAAACATTTAAATTCCCCCTCACTTTTAAAGAACAAAAAAGGAACCGGAAAAATTTATCCGCTCCCCACTTAACTTAAAGTTCCTTTTGAAATATTTTGTTATCTCTTTTTACAAATACTATTTTACATCATATATACTGGTATTGGTTGGTATTGTTTTTAGAAATTTATCATGTTTTTTTCTTACGGTCTCCCATGAGTAACTCATACATTCTCCTGTCTGCTCCCAAGTCAATCCGTCTATGTAGCGATAAACCATTATCTGTCTTACGGTACTGTCCTCAATACTATCTATAAATTCATAGGCTTTGTTGATTTTTTCCATAAGACTCTGTGTCTTTAACCTTATTCTTACTCCGATTTCATTTCTCTCTTTAATACATTCCTCAGACATTTCCTCCCGGCCTGTAATTGTAAAGGACTTTGGCAAATATGGGAACTGTGCCATACTTCCTCTTACCTTGTCAGTTACAATCGTCTCGTTGTCCCCGTAGCTCAAATCCAGAAGTTTTTCATTTAGCTGCTTTATTTCTTTCTTTAGCTTAATTATCTGACTTAATTCTTCTTTTATCATAATACTCTCCTTTTATATATAATCCTTTTGCGACTCTATTCCCATTCGGGAACAAGTTATTTAAAATAAATCTATATTTTAATGTACTCAATATAATATTGTCTCTTATTGGGAACAATAAAATAATAACACCACCATTTACCAATGTCAA